NTAGAATCCTGCTGTCTGGCTGTCACTGATATTAATACCGTAAGTATTGTTACCAGAGATTTCTATAGCATCTGTGCCGTCTCCAGATATCTTGATTGCATCTGCAGCCGCACTTGATATAGCTATACCTATGGTAGTAGTAGCAGATATGTTTATAGCATTTGTTGCACATGCTCCTGAGATATGTATACCATCTGTACATGCACTAGCTATAAGTATACCGTCTGCCTGAACAGTCGTCTTAATGTGTAGTCCTATAGTAGTTCCTGACGAGATCTCTATAGCTGCTGTAGTGTTAGCTCCTGTAATATTAAGTGCTATAGCATTTATTCCTGCAACTTGTATAGCTGCTGTAGCGGCTGATACGCCACTAGTTATATTTAGAGCTATAGGTGTATCGCCTGAGATCGTAATAGCTGCTGTGCTACAAGCATCCGCTACGTTAATAGCTGTAGTAACTGTTGCTCCTGTCTCAAATTTGATACCATCAGTAACGGTACCAGTAAAGCTAATACCTGTAGTACATGTTCCTATATCTATACCAGTCGTGCAGTGATCGCCAAGATCTATACCTATGTCAAAGTCTGGTTCGCTAGCTGCAGTATACTTGTAGCCTTTAGTAAATTCTATACCTATAAGATTACCGCTTATAGTAGCGTATCTCCAAGGTGGTTCAATCTGTAGCATGGTAACGGCTCCAGTAACGGCTGCCATATACCTACCCCACAGTAACAGAGATACAAATTTACAGACTGCTGTAGTTCCTGGTCCCATCGCTTCAGTTCTAATTTCTGCTCCTATAGCACCAGCAAAGGTACCTACAGAAGTAGTACCAGTGTAAGTGTATCCGCCTTGTACCTGAGCATTAATGTATGCTCCCATAATTCCGCCGTCCATGTTCTTCTTACCATAGGCTTGTAGTCTTGCTCCCCTACAGTAAGCATTTCGGTCATCATTTGTTGGAGTGTACTCATAATCACATTCCATTAATACATCTAAAGCGTGCATAGTCTTAGCTGTCACTATAGTATTAGCGTAAGCGCCTGCTTTGATGTAGACTAGGAATCCTACTCTATCGTCTGCATCATTATAGACTGCTTCTGCTAGATCGTAGTTAAAGACTGAAAGTAATCCTCGTTCTGAATCAATATTAGTCTGATCACTAGTTAAGTAAGTCTTCTTATTTAGTGCGAGTGTAAATCCATTCTTCTCGAGTCCTCTACCCGCAAATATCGGGCATGGTGCTCGACTAATCGGTTTTGCGATTGCCATTTTTCTTATCCCCTCCTATATATTTATCGGTTAAGATCTTTCCACCCTCAACTTGAGACACTCGTCCTGAGTTTGGTCCCACTTCGGGATAGTTTCTTAAAGTGCTCCTATGATTGGGAGCTGTCATACCTTAATGACTGTGAATAGTGATGGTGGTTCTAAGCCTTTTCCACCAAGGCTCGATGGAATGTCTAGTTCCACCGGGAACTTGTTTAGTTGAGCGATTAGCTCTACTACTGGATGTCCGTTACTTTGCCTTGCCTGTTAAGAGATGTACATAGCATCTCTGCTATGGTCTCGTAGTAGCCTTTGATCGTTAGATCGTCCATGTAGGCGAACCCTACATTTCTCTCAGTCTCGAAGTACGTGGTAGGCTTCATTACTCTTAGCCGGAGATAGTCCGTATCTAAGAAGTATATCTTACCTAAGCCTGATGTACCTCCAGAGTTCGGAGCATCTGAGTAAGGAACGTCTATGCTAGTTATGATAGGCACACCGAGGTATGTCGCTACCATGAAACCAGCTTCAACTCCCGGAGCAACTCCACGAACTCCACCGAAAGTAGGAACTACTCTCGCTGAGTCCATGAATCTCCTCTCGGACTCTAGAAGTGCTTGCCAAGCAACAAGCGTGTTGTTCCTTGTAAAGATCACTTTAGGATGTCCGTCGTGGTCCCAGATGTTGTCCTGGATGTTATCAATAACGCTTAGTGTAAGGTCTCGAAGAGTACCGTCGTTCTCTGAAACTTGAGCGTCTATCGAGTCATTAGCTGCCGAGTCTCTGTCTTGGCCGAACACGTCTGAGTCGTTAGCGTCTATGTATCCATTGCCGTTAACTTCTGCATAGCTTGACACAATCCTGTCAAGTGGCGTAAATCCCGCAGAGTCAACAGTGTCAACTTCACCTATGACTAGGATGTTCAACATCCTCGCGTGCACTTTACCTTTGAGTTCTCTCAGATAAGGTACAATGTCAACAGCGTCGTCAACTTTACCCAGAAATTCCGCTACTTCAGAAGCATTTAGGCCTTGAACAATAGTCTTAGGCGTAAGGTTCAACTGCAAGAAAGTCGGATCTGATAGCGTTCCTGAGATTGCACCAGATTCGGCTATAGTATGCGTTGCTGAACCCGCTACTGTCAGAGTGTCGCCTGTGGTCAATAGATACCTGAAACCTGAACTACGCCATGGTTCCTTAGGAACTATAGCGAAACCATTAGCTTCAAGGTTCACTTGACTCCAGACTTTAGCGCCGTACAGTGGCTCCCACCAAGTGCCTTGACCTGGTGTCTGTCTCGTTATCTCTTTACGAACAAGTCGCATATCACCGTAGTAATGCGCAAATAGAGCATCCATCGAATTAAATCTTTTTACTGGCATCTCTAATCCTTCTTCCTAGTCCTGATAAGCAGTGAAGACTGTCCTTTCCAACCTGGCACTTGAGTTAAGTCGTACTCCGGAACATCTGGAAAACCAGATGCTTTATGGATAGCGCTGAATGGTATCTTATGCATGGTGAACAAGTCAAGAGCTTTAGGCTTCCCATCTCCAGCCTTACCTCTCTTAGCTAATTCAACAGCACCAATATCCCCAACAACGCGTGCAACTTCAGTCTTAACCATGTCAGTAAGAACTTTATTCTTTTCTTCCTCATCTTCTGGCTTCTCTTCGTCATCTTGCTTCTCTTCATCTTTAGGTGGTTCTTTCTCTTCATCGTCTTGCTTCTCTTCCTCGTCCTTTGGAGGTACTTTCTCCTCGTCGTCCTGTTTCTTTTCTTCCTCATCCTTAGGAGGTTCTTTTTCCTCTTCTGGATCTTGCTTGCGCTCTATAAGATCTACAACACGTTCAAGAGACGCTTTGAGGTCTAGACCCCACTGAGGTATAACTTCAGCTTTAGTCTTTTCTTCTTCGTCTTCCGGCTTCACGTCTGCATTTATAACTATATTGCCTTTCTTCTTCTCTTCTTCGGGGCAAGGTTTTGTAACCTTTTCTTTTGTCATTTTTCTCACTTTTCTTTTCGTTAGCGATTCTAAACCCTCGAAGAGCCAACGCCACCGACTCTCTTCAATTTGGTTAAGGCTTCCGCCCGTAACTTTAATACTTGACAAGCACTATAAAACTTTAACTTCTTTTTATTTCCTTTTGGAAAATGTTTCTTAGCATAAGTCACTGCTTCTTCTTTCGTTTTAAACTTTTTAGTTTTACGTTGAACTGATATAAATCCAGCATACTCTTGATCCTTACCTCGACCTAAAAGAACATAATGATCACCATATACGGACTGTCGAGCATAATATCTAGTTCCATGTTTATCTACGTGCTCGGCAAGAAACCTCTCTTTACCAGATAATTCATATTTATCTAATTCACCATAACCACTAGGAATAAATACTTTCTTACCTCGAATTGTAACCCATTTACCTTCTTGGCCATTAAATTCAGCTTTTTTCATATTCCCTATTTTATTATAAGGAATTTTTTTATCACCAATCGTAGGTTTCTCTTCTTCTTTAAGAGCTTTTACCCGTAATAATAATAGTTTAAAACCTAATCTATCTACAGGGCCTTTCATAACTTTACCGAGTTCAAGTAAAGAGTCAACTTTCTCTAGTTCCTCGTCTCCTTCAGGTTGCTCTCCAGTCCTGACCTTATTAGGATCTTCTGAACCTTTAATAATAAGCTCACCTAAAGCCTTCTCTAGAGCACTGATCTCAGCATTTACCATAGAAACACTTCTCTCTACTTCTATAATACTTGAAGGCTTCGGTTGGCTACTCCAAAAATCATTTATCTTCTTCTGTAGAGTATCTCTTCGTTTAAAGGCTTCTATTAGTTTAGCCTTAATCTCCTCTACTGTTATCCCCTTCTTCACAGTATAGACCTTCTTAGCATCTTTATGCTTCTTAAACCATTTCTTCGCTCTTTCCATTGTCCATTTTTCTTTATCAAATAGAAATGATTGAACTTCAACTCCAACTTTACACTTACCGCCTTCATAGTTACCCTTTGGGCAACCAACTATAGCTTTAATTCCTTTATCTTGATCTATTGTAATTGTCCGCATGCTGTCTTTGTCGAAAGAAGCTAAATCTCCATGTCCACTTCTAATATTCTCTTCTGTCTCTTCCCAAACCTTTAACATAGGTTCATACCTTTTAACTATAGTAAATACTGAAGGTTGATTAGCTGGCCTATCCACAATAGCTATCTCATGGATATCAAGTTTATCAATTTTCGTGTAACAACTAGATCCAGTAGGTCCTTCACATACTGTAGAAGTAGCGAGCGCTTCTCCGCCTATAGAGAAACCTGTTAGAACTCCTTTCTCAATTAGATCACAGGTCTGCTCTCCCTTCTTTATGTCTTGCCTTACCTCAGCAACTATAAACAAGCCATCTTCATTAACGTGACTAACCCACTTAGTACCTTCAGAGTCAGTATATTCCTTTAAAATCTTAGCTATAGGAATATTACTATGCATAATAGAACTAAGAGCAAATTCATCTGTTTTCATGAACCTATCGAAAGACTCCTTAAGAGTCTCTATAGGTATGAGTTCATTCTGAGTATCTATAACCTCTACTGAAGCGTAACCAGCTATAACAAAACGATCCTTAGTCTTGAACTTCTTGACTATAGAAAAATCTAGAATATAATCTAGCTTGATCTTATTTATCTTTGCTTGGTTCAGCAGTGATTGAACCAGAGGGTGTTTGAGTATACCCTCATTGGTTCCCAAATAGTCTACCATTTATCCACCGCTAATATAAAGATGTACATAAACATTATTTAAACTAGCTAATTAAATTATTAATCTTTTAACCCATCAGTCCTCTAGTAATCTTTATAAATGCTAGAACTAAGACTCTTATTAGGAAGCTTTAAAATGGGATATTGGAACTGGTTAAAAAAGAATCTTATAGGTGGACTACGAGATCCGATCCTACTTAGTGCCCTATTAATAGTAAGTAGTCTTTTTCTTATAATAGCTTCAGTGGTAACAGCAATAACGGTAAATCTAGGTTTAGGCGCTGGTATAGGTATTCTCGCATTCTTTTCTTTCACTTATGGGATGTATATATCAGGGTAATAAAAATGCCAAGTAAACCTAATGGCCGTAAGACTTGTGGCGCTAGAGTCTCAGAGAAGCTTTGGTTAGAGATCCGTACATTCTGTCTAAAGCACAAGATAGGCATTACTGAGTTCGTAGAAGAAGCTTATAGACGTGAATTAAAGAGGCGTCGTGACATTGAACAAACGGTCTAAGACTAAAAGTTTACAATTTACACTAACACCAACTGAGTATGGTAAGTTCTGGCGGGCAGTTGAGTTACTTGGAGAAAGTACAAAGAAACCAGCCTTCATCAAAATGCTCAACAAGATCATTGAGCTTTATTCGTAAAGATCTAAACATAGCTTTTGAGACTGAGTTTAGAGAAGAACTTAAAAGAGGTACTCCTCATTATAAGACGGTTAAGAAGAAGAGGCCTGAACTCTTTGAGAGGCTTATGGAAGTGTTCGGTGGCTATAGAGCTTTCTGCAGAGCCACTAATAGGAAGTATCCACGTACTTCCCCTAGAGAAGTAGCCTTTATTAAGTTCTCTTCTTCCTGTTCACGTAGATGGCACTATAACCACTGGTCTTCTCTAGAAGAGTTAACTTGGATGTTTCTAATATACCTAGATGTTGCTAATGACTTTATTCATAACTGTCCTTTCCCTGGTCCTAAAAGTGGTAGATGCAGGATAGACTTCTATAATCCCTTTACCCAGAAGAGAATAGAAGCAGATGGTCCTTTCCATAAGATGACTAAGAAGGCAGACGCTAGAAAGGATAAGTGGTTTGCTTCATTCGGTATAGAAAGTCTACATATAACTGCTAAAGAGTTTGATAGATGGGACTTAGTTATTAAAAAGATTCTAGACTTTATTATGGTAAAAACTTCTAACCTTCTTACCAGCTAGTGCATCAGCCATCCAAGCCATTCCTCTATTACAAGCATTTGGATATTTAAGAATGGTTATATTATCTTCCTCGCGACCTATACAGCTCATACTTCCACAGATATGGTAGTCACAATAAGTAACTTTACAACCATTTTTCTTTGTCTGTCTAGCTACCATTTCTTATCTGATTAATATTAAGCTAAACAAGTATTTAAATATTACTCTTCGTATATAAACTTACCATCTTTACCATCTCTCATCCAAGCTCTCTTCTTCCTTCTAAGTCTGTGAGTTAAGGTAAGTAATCCGTCCAAGTAAATATTATACCCTAACTCCCTAGCCTTAAGACAGTAACCAAAGTCCTCTGAAGCGTCTGGCTTAGGTCTAGGATAGAAGTTAAGTCTCCTATCCTGGATAACCTTTCTACTTAAGCACAGACACCCAGCACTAGTAGCTATTGGCTCGTCTAGAACTCTTCTAATCTTCTTTATCGTTGTATATTTATACCTTCTCGTAGCGTCTCTCCAAAGAGATCCTATAAAGATACCAGTAGGGAATAGTCTCAAATAAGGTCCACCAACTATATCTAAACCCCATGTAGTCAAAGACTCTATCATATCTCTACTCTTAGAGAATACATCATCGTCTAAGAATATAGCGTTGTCTGGATCTAAATATCTGGCTTTAGTTAATAAGAACTGTCTAGCTACAGCAATAGTCAAATACCTGTTTATCTTAGCTATCTCTTTCCAAGGCCTAGTCCAGAATCTTATTAGTTCATAGTCTACCTTACAGTCCTGGAGCTTATCTAAAGTTTTATCTGTACTGTTATTCTCACAAAATATAATCTTATCTGGCTGTGGATCTAATAAGTTAACGTACTTAAACCAGTCGTCTAGAATATCTTCACTGTCTTTTAAAGCTACTAATAGAATAACTTTCATACATCAACCACATGAATAGCCATCTGTCCGTGTCTAACATGTCTAGTCTCTAGTAACTTCATATCTAACTTCTCAAAGTGTTTTTTCATCAACCAACTTGATATTATACTTATATGACCCATTGAGTCATAAGTACTTTCACCATAAAAAGCAGTACTATTAGCTCTATCCGGATGAGATATAATACTCCGTTTTCTAGTTACTCGTTTAATCTCTCTTAAGAAGTGTAATGGATTCTCTAAATGTTCAATAACTTCTATAGCAAGTGAATAGTCAGTAGAGTTATTAGATAGACCTATCTGGTTATTAAAATCAGAATAAATAACCCAAGGTATCTTCTCTCTATCAAATCCAACAATAACAGCATCTGACCAAGACCATCTATGTTCACCACAACCTAAATCTACTATACTAGTAGGTTTAAAGTACTTAAGCATTAATTCAAATACAGTTGGCCATATCCATCTATTAAGACTAACTGTCGCATAGTCAGACTCAAAGTTGTCATGCCACATCTTGTTCTTCTTCCTTTTCTTCTTTTCTTTTCCTCTGCATCTCTCTTTGTGCCCAATAGTAACAGTACGCTAAACCCATTAGACCCATAATCAGAAGAAAGAATCCTGGTATTACTAGACTACTCTGTCTAAGCATTCGGGTCCAGAATATCAGTCCTATACCTAAAGCTGCTATAATGTTACAAAGGTATATGAAATATAGCATTGACTTTGGCGCTTCTCTACTCATGTTATCACCTCACCCACTTTTTTGTACTCTGATACTTTAGCTTTCTTTTCTTCTTAAATTTATTGTAAAGTTCTTCAGCTTTCTTTTTAGCTTCTTCTTTCGAAAAGTTAAATTCTGTTCTTAAATGTGTAGCTAAACTAAGTAGTATAAGCTTCTTTTTAGTTTCTTTTTTCAATGTTGAATCCCCTGATAATCTTCATATCCTCTAATTTCTTCTCCTAACTTCATACATTCTAAATATTCTTCTCTAAACTCCTCATCATCTGGTAGTATATGAAAGTTTACTTCAGCAGTTGGTTTATTAAATTTCTCTTCTAATTCTCCGAATAGATACTCAGTCTGATCATCAGTTAGTTCCACTTTAGAATCTATAAATAGAACTACATCTATATCTCCAGGTTTTTCTTTATCAGTTACATAACTTCCATAAATTACTCTTCTTTGTACCGAGTCTTGAACCCAATTTGGTAAATTATCATATTCCTTATTATATTCCTTCCAAAGTTCTTTTCTTCTGTTATTTTGTGTCCGTAATTTAGTAAGTTTTTTATTGTCTTTAATAGTCCAACCTTTTTCCTGTCCTGGTATCTCTATCCTTGCAAAGCGTTGTCTACGAAACGCTTCAGCTGCTCCTTCCCCAGGTAATATACAAATTTTATTACCTCTTATAGTCCGCCACACTCCACCCATTGAAGCGCACCAATCATCTTTAATAACATCCTTTAACTCTCCTAAAACCTCTTGCTCCGTAGGCTTGTCTTCATCATGCCTAGGTTCGTGCCAACTTGGAGTCTCAGTGGTTACTTCTTTCTGAATGGTCTTTTGTTGTTCTTTAAAGAAATTAATTAAATGATCTTTATTTAAATCATCTTTGCTCGGATTCTTTAAGAACATTTCACCAAGAAATACATTATCTTCCGTAAATGTCACCATTGCTTCTATTGCCTTTTCAATATTTTCTGTTAATTTGTCGTCTTTAGTAACTAAAATTATTTTTACTTGCGTTCTAAATCCTCCATTAATTTTGATATTAGATTATACCGTTTTGGTGAAAACCCTTTTAAAGCTCCAGGTTGCTTTTTAAAGAAAGCAAAGTGTTCTGAAAAATCCTCTTCTATAGAGGTTTTAGCATAAGCAGTCATAGTTCTTCCTTTAGCAACTCTTCTATACGATTGCTCAAAGTCGGTGTCTCGAATAAAATCTTTCCAAACCGAATGACCTAATTCATGATGAAAGGTGTGTTCAACTGAAGTACTCTTTGTAGAAATATTAATATACCCACCAGATACTGTATTTATATGTAAACCAGTTGTTTTACTATTTAATACATCCGGAAAAACTTCAATACTTTTAACGCGATTTCTCACTTTAATTGGATAATATTGTAAATCCTTTGCCATCTTCTGAGCAGTCTCATTAGGAACCCCTTTATGCCATCTTAAATCAGTTGAAGAATCCTTGCCATGAAGAACTCTAACTAATTTAGAACTATCTCTTAAAATCTTAACATCGGCAGAAATACAAATATGTTTTCCTTTGACTGTTATCCATTTACCTCCTTCTCCTTCACACCAATCTTTCTCTATTAGCCTCTTAATCCAACCTTTATTATGAACACTTTTCCTAAGAATAGCACCCGATAAAGTTTTAATCATCACATTTTCTGAACACTTCATAGCAATAAAAAGCTCCTCTTTAGTCTTACAAGTTACTAATCCCTTTCCTTCCTTAAGAGGTTTAAGATATTTAGTGGTAGGAATCTTAGCTAGATACTTCATTCTTTCGCTTAACGGTAGATCTCTTAAATCTTTATTCTTATAGAATAGAATATCGAGTACCTGGAACTCTACAACCTTATTATCTTTTACTATACCTCTAACATCTAGAACAGTATCTTCGGGAATCTTCTCAGCAAATTCCACTACAGAGCTCTTAAAGATATCTCTCTTCTCTAAAGTCCCATCTTCTAAAAATAAACATACTGTTTCAG